CTCATGTCCATTCTCCTTTCACGCGATTCTCTCAACCGTCAGGTTCGAGTTGGCGAAGTTGACGGCCTGATTGCTGGTGTTTTCCATTGCGACCGTCAGGCAGCAGCCTTTCGGGACGCAGACCTGTGCGGAAACATAAATGTTAAAGTAGTTTTCTACCGCCGCAGGCGTGACGGTCGCCGTTGCGCTGGTCAACGGCTCTCCGTTGATGGCAAGCGCCGCCGTGATGGCCTCGACCGTGCCTCCAGTGGGAATAGCGATGTTGCCGCCATAGGAGACCCTAAACAGGGCGCGATTTTGATTGGTGAGGCCGCGAAGCGTGACAACGCCTGCGCCCTGACGATGCACGATACAGGGCTTGCTATTGACCGCCGTTTCGGTCAGTGGGACGTTCTGCCCGGCAGGGACCAAAGCAATGCTAGAATTACTAAACTCAGCCATACTGGTATCACTCCTTTCTCTGATTTGCCCCAAAAGGGGCAAACGCACCATTTGCGACCATTTCCGCGTAGCTGGGCGCAAATAATTCGTCCGCTTTACGCAAAAGATCGGCATAATTGCTAAGATCGTACATGCTCATTTCACTCTTGTCCAGAGTTGCAATGTGATCGACAAATTCCTGCTTAAGTTCGTCAACCGTTTTCACAAAATCATTCCTTCCTAAAGGGGTCGAAATCGACCCGTTTAAAATACAGCGGCGGAGCTATTGCCCCGCCGCGTTTGTCGTAGTATCGGCACGGGCCCGACCATTTTCCCCACATGGGGGAAAAGCTATGCTATGCAGTTGTCAGCAGCCGCAACCGGCAAACTGGTTGCAGCAATAGGGGTTCTGCACCGTGTAAGCCGGAATGGGAGAGGGACGCAGCTGCGAGACCAGATAGCTGTTCTGCGCCGCCTGAGATGCCGCCAGCTTCAAGCCCTGGTTCTCACTCTGGAGGTCGGCCAGTTTGCTCTGCGTCAGGAAGTCGAGGATCGCGCGGCTGTTGCTGTTGGCGTTGTCGATGATGTCGCGCGTCGCGTTCTGCACGGTGTTGCGCGTGTCGCACGCCTGCGCAGCCATGTCGTAGCGCACCTGCGCGATCGCGGCACGGTTCTCGCAGCAGCAATTCGCGGCCTGCATCTGCATGGCGTTGAGCTGCTGCATCAGCGCCGCCTGCTGGTTGCTACGGGACAGCTCGGCCTGTGCAAAGCCGTTTGCCATCGCCATATTGGTGCCGTTGGCAAGCTGCGCCTGCTGGTAAAACCCGTTGCAAAGGCCGTCGTTTACACTGTCGATCTTGCGCTCGACATTGGCGAAGTCAGAGGTCAGCACATAGCCGTCGACCACGCCGCCGCCGTTTCCGTTACCGCCCCAGCCGTTGTTTCCCCAGCCGCAGAAAACAAACAGGAAAAGAATGATGATCCACCACGCGCCATCGCCGCCGAAGCCGCCAAAGCCGCTGTTCATCATGCCGGTTGGCGCAACAGGCATAGTTGCCTGAACGCCGCCGTCAGAAAGAGACATAGTATCACTCCTTTGAATTAAAGTCAGTTTTATCTAAATCGTGGCCACGATAAAGAATTAAAGAAAACGCTATAAATATTTAATTATTGCATCAGACTTTGGAATTGCTTTGCCATCTGCTGTAGCTGGTTTAACTGCGCCTGCGAGAGTTTGCCGCTTTGCAAGAGCTTTTCGACCTCCGCTTTGGGGTCGCCATGAAAATTTGCCTTGAATTGCTGGAACTGCTGCATCATTTGCATGAAGCCGTTTCCGCCGCCCAGCGCGGCCATGAACGGATTACTCATCGTCCTCGTCCTCCTCAACCTTGCGCTTTTTCTTGCCCTTTATTTCGCCCACAAGCGCTGCCAGAGCGTCAAACTCTTTTCGGGTGACAAATTCCACGCCCTTTCCCTGCGACGCTGTACGGGGCGTTTCTGCGCGTTCTACGAGGTCATAAATCTTGAGCGTCGGCTTGCCGCTTGCGTCGGACTGTTTGAGGTACACCGTCGGCGCGCTGGAATCCCACAGAGCAACGGCAGAGTTGGGCGCGATCAGATAGCCCCTTGCCTCCTGCTCGCCATTGACCCATTGCACGCCGCCCTGCGCGATGGGGTTCTGCTGCACTGGCTGCGACATAGGCTGTTGCATGGGCTGCATCATCTGTTGCTGCCGCATCTGCATGAGGTTGTCCGGCATCGGCTGCGGATAATAGGGATTGAAATAGGGATATGCCATGTTCATTCCTCCGTTTCTTTGACCCAGTAATAAAGCGGGATTTCGTTCTCGCTGTTCCAGCTGTCATAGATCGTCCCGTCCTGAACGCACACTACATGGCCGGAGAGGGCGAGGATATAAGTCCCGCGCGGGTGCTCGTCGGCAAACTTACCAACCGTGTAGCAGTCGGGGCAGGTGTCTGGTATGATATAGCGACGGTAGCCCAAAGACCGCAGATACGCGCCCCAACAGGTATTTGCATTGGGCAAATCCCCGTCCAAATATCCCTGTATGCACAGCGACAAATAGACCTCGCCCCAGTCCTTCCCCGTCGCCTTGCAGATCGCACGCACGGTGCAGTCCGACACGTTGCGCCCCGCGGGATTGGGGTTAAAATAACTATGCATGGAAAAGCTCCGCGAAGTAAACGTATGTTTTCAGCTCGTCAGGATCAGGAAACAGTGTCAAAATGTCCATTGCCATCTGCTCAGTAAATCCCAAAGCTAAAAGTCGGTCGTACATCGCCGCACCTCCTTTGTTGTTTATATGGTACAAAAAAACGGGCGCTCAAAAGCGCCCGTAAAGTGTATGAAAAGTGCGTTGAAAACCGTCGAACGATTCTGCTTGCCTTTCCACATGAAACATGATATTTTAATTTTGCAGGGTCTTCCCGGCCCGCTTTTTACACAAAAGAAATTGCCTCACCATTTGGCGGGGCAATTTCTTTTTTCGTGTCGGTCTGATGAAATTTTGTGGTACGCCCGCTGCCGGTATTTTTTAACCGCGTCAACGGACAGGTTGTGCTCCATTGCGACCTGTACGCAGCTTTTCCGCCGCACATCGCGCTCGATGATGCACGCCGCCTCTTCAGGCGGCAATTCGAGGGATAAGATATATTCGACGGCTCGCCGGGGAGCCATCGCGGATAACTCCGCCCGGATACGCTTGTGCTGACTGTTCATGCCCCGTGTGGGACGTTGCAGAGCGCTTGCGCGTGGCTTTCGCCGTCCGTGCTCCTTCCTTATTTTTTTAACCGCTCCAACAAATTACTTCATTACGGCGAGTTTTCTAATGAGGTCATCCCCGTACTTGTACGCCGCGAGGTAGTCCATCGTCTTGTCCTCAAGGCCGGAGCGCTTCTTGAGCAGTTCGCGGTAACTCGCCTCATACTTCGGGCGGTATGCACCCAACACGAGCGACAGCTTGCGCTTGCGTCGGTACACCCCGTCGCCGTTGGCTTGACTGCCCGCAGCGCCGCTTGATGTATTGCCTTCGATGGCGGTCACATACTGCCCGCTGACGCTTTCGCAGATGCCCGTGTGGTCGGTCTTGACCTTCGTGTTGGGAAAGTCGTAGATCAGCACGTCGCCCGGTTGATAGCCCTTTGTGACCCACTGACCGTGCGCTTTCGCGTAGTTCATCAGCTCGCCGCAGCTTGCGGTCTTTCCACCGCCGTAGAAGAGGGACTTATCCACCTGCTGAAAGCACCACCACACAAACTGCATGCACCAGTACACGCCGTCCACGCCGTAGGCCTTGCCATACTTCTGGCGGTTGCCCGGCTGCTCCACCGTGCCGATCTCCTTGCGCGCGATGGCGAGGATGTCTTCTGCTCTCGCCATGCCTTACGCCCCCTTGTCGATGACGTCCTGCGTCTTCTGGCTCTGCGTGCCGAAGTAGAACGCGATGATGACCGCGTAGATCGTCATAAAGTCCTGCGAGATGTTGCCCGTGACGGCCATGTACGCAAATACTCCCGTCAGCACCAGCGTCACAATGCTTTTGACGCTCATCAGGTTTGCGATACGCTTAAGAATTCTTTCGTTCATGTCATTCGTCCTTTCCTTTGTCTAAAACATTGTAGCCGTCCTCGTAGATTACGGTTAGCCCGTAGGCGCAGGCGACTTCGTGTTCGATGCGGCAACCACGGGCTTTCTCCCAGCCGTGGCAGAAATAAGCAGCGTGACACAGGCTCATGTTTTCCAGAGACTTCGCCAAGAAGCACAGAGGGATTTGCACCACCCCGCGTTCAGTCATATTCTCCTTGCTATACCATTCGTCGGTAAAAAGCGTGTTGACAATTCCATAGCCGCGTGCTTCCAGCGCCGCGATAGCTTTCTCGCGTGTAGCAACGATTTCCTCATCGGTTTTCCCTGCCATCGGTTGGCTTAGCATAGCCTTCATTCTTTCGTTCATGTCATTCGTCCTTTCCTTTGATTTTGATTCCTGCCAGCAGCGCAAGCTCTGCCGTCCACGCCGCGAACCACGCGACGGTCAGGCTGTCCGGCACTACCTTGTCATGCGCGGTCAATACGAGCACCGCAATGCAGTACCAGCAGAGGTTGAGCACTGCCGCGATGACGTACTTGTCCCGCTTTCTCAGCTTCTTCATAGGGCCACCCCCGACAGCAGCCACGCAATAAACGCGCCTGCCAGCGCCGCGAGAGCCTTGTCGACCAGACTGTCCCAGCGTTTCCCCGGTTTGCCCGTGATGGCTTTCACGTCCTCTTTGATCTCCTTGACGTCTCCCTCGACGGTTTCCTGCTTGGTTGCCAGCACTTCGACCGACGTTGCCAGCCGGTCAAGCGCCGTTTGGTGCTCCTGCAACTCGTTGATTCGATGCGTATTGCTTTTGCATCGACTTTCGATCAGCGCGATTTCTGCATCATCGTAGTGCTTTGCATTATCCATATCCCGCTCCCTTTCTCCCTTATTCTTCAATCTCCACGCCATACCGCTCAAACATGGCGCGGATGGCGGGATTGCGCAGCAGTTTCTTCTGCTGCCCTCGATTGAGGTCGTTGTAGACTGCTTGCAGTGCGGTCTTGACCTCCGTGTTGTACGCGATGACTCGCTCCCTCAGCTTGCTCATGCTGTCACCCCGCTTAATAGTGCCTCCATTGCCTCACGTAACTCAGCGTTGTCTTTTTCCAGCGCCGCGATACGCTCCTCTGGCGTAGGTTCAGGCGCGGGCTGTTCTGCCGCCAGCTTTTCCAGCTCCGCGATTTCTTCGGCAGTCATGTCGCGGTAGATGCCATTTTCGCAAATTTTCACGTTCGTCATCTCCTCCCGTACAGTGATAGCTTTCCGCCTGCAATCTTGTATATCGTGTGAGCGGAAAGCTTTACGCTTGTAATACTGTCTCCGTCAAACGGGATTGCGTTATACATCGTCGTCAAACCCCCCATAGCATAGTTTGTTGGAGAGTTTGCATTAGGAAAACAAACGTGAACCCATCCGAATGGAAACGTCAAAATCTTGCCCCAACCATTAAATTGCCCGCCTTTTTTGGAATACTCCATACCGCTGAATTGTGGAAGGCTGTTATTGATAGAAATTGTTATACCAGAGTTAGTCTCAGTACTGCCAACCAAGCTTACTTTTCTGTACAGGAGTTCTTTATAATTTGGGAGGTTTTTGTATTCCCACACGAAAACATCGTTTGCGGCATCGACATCGACATCGATTTCCGCAATCAACTCCCACGTTTCGGCCCCTGCCGCATCCACCGCCTCCCACTCCGTCGGCTTGCCTTCAGCGTCAACGGCCTTGACTTTGACAGTCTGCCCCACTGTGGCGGCGGTCAGACCGAGGGAGATATCAGTCCCGCCAGACGGGAAACCCCTCACCGCCGCCGCCATCCCCGCCGGGAAGCTCAGCGGCGCGGTCGTCCCGCCCTTCTCGCGGATAGCGTCGGCGACTGCCGTAATGCTTTCGCCCTGTACCAGATATTCCGCCATCAGAATGTCCCTCCTTCCGCCGCGGGCACATTGGATGTGACCCACTTGCCGTTTTCAACTCTCAAAAACGCCCCATTATCAACTTCGCTTGGATCTGGCAGCTGGCTGTCGATTGTACAGAAAGAGGCTATTTGGGCATTGCTACCGTTCATATCGAAAAAAATGTTGAAGCCAAGCGAATTGAAAAACGCCTTTCCGCTGAATTGGTACGCATTACTGTCTTCGAGCGTGATGCCAACAAAATATGCCTGTACCGGCAAGCGCTGAGGATACAAGAACCCAAATTTGAGCAGTGCCCCACCGTTCTTGGCGGCAGCCACAAGCTGAGCCCCGATATCTGTAGATACCTCAAATGAGAGGGATTTCCCAGACTGCGCTGGGTCTGCATTCACACCCGCGGAATACAAGTCGATGAGAACAGGTGATTTTTCCGCCACCCACTTTTTATTTCGGGCACGGAGAAAAGCACCTTCCACTGTCGGCTTCGGTAAACCGGATTCCTGCCCAAAGTATTTGTGCAAAGTGCCACCGGACACCTTTTTTGCTGTTGCATTTTGCTGCACCACAAAGAGATCATCCGCCGTTACAGCCTCCGCCGCAAGCAGATCGTCAATGGTTTGGTCTATGATGGCTTTTTCCATAAAGCCCTCCTTATCGTAAAATGTTGATCATATGGTACACGTCCACCGCACCGTAGGCCACGGCAGCAACGTATAGCGCATACCGTGCCGCCCGCTCCCGTTGGCGAGAGAGCCACCACAGCAGCGCCCACACGATGATGACCTTGTAGCCCACCATCACCGTCACGCTCCGCATCAGCGGGTTTAGCTCCACCGCCCCATGACGCAGCGCCCAGAGCGTGCAGAATAGGTCGATTAGGTTGAGGGTATATGCGATCACTGCCCCGCGCGTCTCTTTCTCCTTTCTCACTTCTCCTCATCCCTCCTCCGTACAATCGGAGCAGTCCAAGAATTGATCAAATTCAGTTTTTCTCCCGCAATCTGGTGTTTCTGGTAAGACAGCCCCGGCGCAGCCTCCCCCAGAACGAGGCTGAGAGATACCGCGTCGACCGGCGTCTCCACTCCGTTGGCGTTTACCTCGTTCATGCCGCTTTCAACCGTTGCAAGAGCGGTGATCTGTGCTTTCGGCAAGTCGTCCTCTCCGACACTGTGCTTTGTTTTTGCTGCGGTCGCCCGATATGCCTTTGGATCGTGCGGCGAACCGCTGACCATCAGCCTGTATTCGTCTACCAGCGTGAGGTCTTCAAGCCTGTCGAGCTCCTCGTTTTTGATTTTGTAATCATCGAGCGCGTCGACCGCCCGGAGCAGACTTGTCAAATTCGCGTTTTTGTCCGGTGTGCGCATCGGATAGATCTCAATAAGTTGCAGATCCATGGCGAGCGTCTGAACGTGGGTCATCCCCGCATAGTAGCTGCGGTGCGCCTGATCCGTCATAGCATTATATCCGTCCACCTTAAAGGGTGGCCACGGCCACAGGTTGATGAAGAGATGCGAATGCTCTAGTGACCCCACTGGGACTTCAAACTCAAGGCTCTCTCCGGATGCAAGATAGTAAAGGTCACCTTGGCTGTGTTTCGTTTTAAGGTTGCTCGTATTGCCAAATACTCCAGGGACAGCAACTGCTACCCATGCCTTGGAAGTGTCGTCGTCGTCAAACGGAGGAGACACTGTCTCAACGAATGAAAACCTGTACCTCCCCGGGCAGAGAACATAGGTCTTAATGACATATACCGGCGTCAAAGCTGCCGTGCCACTTGCTCCGCAGTTCGCTTTTACATGTTGTGTCAGCGTGAATGTCCAGTTGTCCAGACGGGAATCCACGGAAAGCTTGTTGTCCATGAATTGCTCCCATGTCATCTTGCCGGCCATATAAGCATCGCGAATGAGATAGGAGAAGGGGAGCGTTTTTTTTGCACATATCTCGTGCAAATAAGAGCGGTTATAAAACAACGCCGTGACCCGTGCTGCATTCTTCTTACTGAATACCCCGCCAAAGTGCGGCGCTGCGCTCTCGCAGAAGGCATAGAAGTCACTGATAGTCTTGACATTATTGTCCCGCAGCCACCTCCCCATGTCTTGCAATCCGTAGATACTCGGCGCGGTCGCCTCGCCGCGGGCATTGCGCAGATACAGGTCGATGATGACCTCATCACAGTTGACCTCGACGTCAAATATCCCCGGTTTTTTCTTTGGTGGCGTATACGGCAGCAAATAGCCGTCTCCGCACAGCCCTGCCGCCAGCCCCGCCTTAAAGCTGGCTGCATCATAGCCGCGCAGCGTGCCGCTGCCGTCCGGGCGGTGCGCGTCAAACGTGCTGTTGACCCCGCGCTTGATTGCCTGCCCGGTCAGATATCCTGTTAAAAAGCTCTTTTTGTGTTTGATCGCCATTGCCGCCTCCTACCAGAGAATGGGGCAGTCCGTCCCATCCGGGTATGTGATCTTCACCGGGACTCCCGCACTGTTCAACGTGACGCCGTAATCCAGCATTTCCTTAACACCTTCCAGCAGGACACCCCAACTTCCCTTGTCCCATCCGGAAAAGTTGAGTCCCACGGTTTTCCTCACCCCCATCAGGTCCAAATATCCCTCGTCCCGCGCGGCGAGGCCGAGCTGTTTTCCCGTGCTCGTCTCGTACGTCAGCTCCAGCGAGTTCTGTCTCTTGACGAGGTAGCCGCGCTGCTTGCCGTTATTGTCGCCCGCGCCGAAGACGTCCACAGGGTAGTAGTATTGGCCGTCCGACTCAAACGAGATTGCGCGCTTGACCTGCTCCTCGTATTGATACACCATAACCGGCCAACTCGTCTGCTTGGTGGTGGTGAAAATGCGCTCGCCGTTTGCATAGGGATATCCGTCCGAGCCGATGGACGCGCCCGCGGGGTCTGCCTCCCAATAGATCAGCTCCCCGTTGGGGTTTTTCGCCTGCTCCGTCGTGCTTTTGGCAATTCCCGCGACAAACTCAAGGCTCTGCCCCTCCACGCGGATGAAATTGTCGTCCGTTGTGTCTTTAGCAAGATACTTGACCACGCGCCGTGAAGTCGACAGCCGGTTGACGCTCAAGTCTGCGATCTCGCCGAAGGCGGAGTAGAGCGCGTCCGCCGAAAGCTGCCCGGAGACGTCCACGTTTCCGTCGAGCTTAATGTAGCCCGTGTAGTTGTTTGGGCCGACTTTTAATGTGATTGTCGCGGTCGTCTGGCCATCCGGGCTGGACGCTGACGTGACGGATAAGCTGATCCCATCGACCGTTTGCGTGATGTCCGATACCCGCCCGTCGATGCCCTTCACCTTGAGGTTGATCTCCTCGCTGGTCTTGGTAATAGTCGAGCGTGTTTCGGCAATCTTGCGATTGAATTCCTGCGTGATATAACCGCCGGATGGGTATTCATCTTCCATTTCCAGTTCGCCGGGGGAAGAAATCCCCGCGTATCCGCGCCCATCATCAGAGAGTTTAGACAGCGGCGAATAAATGCCACCAATCGTCACGCCGTCGCCCAGCTCTGCCGCTGGATCGATGTTTGCTGCGCCTGCTTCGTAAGCCTGATACTGGTAACCTTTCATGGTTTGCAATAAAGCGTTTACCATTGGCTGTGTGGCGTGAGGGCAACTTGCAATGACTTCCATGCCGGTATCATCGCCCGCCGTCAAACTGTTCTCGTCATCCACAAGCAGCGTCACGCGAGAGATAGGCTTGTACTTGCCCTTGTCGGAAAAACTTGTAACGTCTCTGCCGACATAATATTTATCAGACAAGGATCCTCACCCCTCCAAACGTAATAGCGTTGCCCGCTTCTGTAATGAGATAGTTCGTCTCGGTAGGCATGGACAACAGCGGAATAAGCAATAGTTTCCCTGCATCGGTGATAATCCAGTTCCCACCGTGCGCCGCAGCGATAAAGCATAGCTCGTTGCGGATGGTGTAATCATTTGCGGGATAGTCGATGGTATACGAGCTGTTGAGCACTGTGCGTCTGTCCAGTTCCACGCCCATCAACTGGCAAAAGATGTTTACAGCGTCAGGCATAGTCATCGGGAAGTTAAGCGACTGGTCTGGCTCCCACACAACGTCAGCCTTTCTCATAGCGTCGTATGCTTCAATTTCCCAATAATCTCCATCGCAGGAACGGCGGTTGGTAAAAAACACACCTTTGGGGATCCAGTCTGTCGCCTGACTGCCATTAACAAGCCTGAGATACCGCTTGATCGTCGCGGCGCGCGGTACGTTGTCTGCATACAGCGCCAGTTTTAATGTTGCGCAGCAGGCGTTTCCGATGCCAAATTCTTCAAACAACTGCGATTCGACAGAATGCGACACTTCCGCGTCTTTGCCATATTCCGTGCCCGCAACGTCAAATTTGTACTCTCGTTCTGTGCCGGGCTTGTGGAGCATCTCGCGCCACAGCGCACTTGTTGTCTGCCCCATGTTACACCTCGATCAAATTAAACGTTGCGCCGCCCCACACCTCGTTATCATCTGCCGCTTCTTCAAGCGTGCATTCCATCGACGAGCAATAAAATGTGCTTGTGCGCACACCGTGCAAGTCAAGATACTTGACCGTGCACGTTGTTTTATTGAGGTCATCATCGAGTTTTGCCAGCTTATCGCGAGGCATAGAGCGCGTTGTATAGCTTAGTTTCCGTTTTGTGGTGATCTTGTCGCGCCGCATCTTGCCATCTTTGGTACGGGTAGTCTTGTCGCTGTCGAGATCGTTTCTGCTCCACCCATACCCCTTTGTTGCGATTGCGGACGAGTAATCCGTGCCGTTGATAATAAGGACTTCCACGTTACCCCTCCTTAGTACAGCAGCACGGGCTTACCCGCCGCGCGCGTCATGTTGTTGATGTTCTTCACCGTGCTGCGCGCGATCTCCTTGCCGTCGAGCTGCACTACGACCGTGGTTGTGCCACCGCCCGATTCTGCCATAGCCTGCTTAAATGCGTCGACCATCGTTGCAAGCGGCGTTTCGATGTTCGTCCCGCTTTTCTGGTCGCCCAGCACGGCAAGAAATTCTTTGTTGGGCGGGATAACTGCACCGGTCGCCAAACGCGGCAAACGAACCTCAGAGAGCGAAGAAATATGCCCGCCAATGCTTTTGCCGCCGACACCGGGAACCCAACTCGGAACAGTAAACTTGATCGTATTGATTTTACTAATCAGCCAGTTCAAGCCTTTAATGACGGCATTGATGGCGCTCTCGGCAATAATAACGATGCTGTTCCAGATGCCAGAGAAAACTTTTTTGACACCTTCCCACGCAGATTTCCAGTTGCCCGTGAACACGCCCTTGATAAATTGGATAATTCCCCCGAGGATATTATCTTTCAAGTTTCTGGCAAACTCTGTCAAATTACCTGTAAGCGCAAGCGCCGCCGTAACTACAGATGCGATGCCAGCAATAACAAGAGGGATAACGCTGCCGGTCAGAAAAAAGAACCCCAGCCCCGTTGCCACAATGCCAGCAATCAATAACAGCGTATTTTGAAGATTTGCACCGTTATCACAAATGTCCTTAAACGCTGTGATAATCATTGCTGCGCCAGCCACTACAAGGCCGATGCCCGCGCCGACTTTGCCGAATGCGATTGCAAGCCCCACGGCAAGCGCCGCTGTGCCTGCAAGCATTTCGAGCAGATTCCCCCAGTTAACGCCGTTATTCCATGCGTCGGATAAGCCGTCCCACAGAAGAATCAATCCGCCGACCGCGATGAGGATACCGCCGAGTTTGGTTAGAATCTTTCCCAATTCTCCGGGAAGCGAACTGCCGATTTTCCACAGTGCAAGCCCTGCGGCAATAAGCATGACTGCATCAGCGATTTTCTTTAAGCGGTCGCTGATGTCATCCATGTAGCTAAAGTCCGGAGTGATTGCGTCAGCGGATGCGCCACCGCCCGCATCGTTTGCGGTATCGGTGGAAATCTGGTTGATCTCATCAAACGCCGCAAGCTGGCTTGCCGCTTTCTTCGCGGCACTGCCCGTTCCCTTTAATGCGCTGGTCTCTTTGTTTAGCGCCTTTGCCGAGTTAGCAGTTGCCTTGACACTCTTGCCGGAGATAAGCGCTACAAGACGAGTAATCTGTGAGACTACTGCCGTGATAACTTTTACAAGCAGTGTAAAAGCGGGGACAATTACACTTACAAGAGGCTGTGCCAGCGTCAAAAGCGCTCCTTTAAGCTGCGCAATGGATTCTCTTGCATCGGAGTTTACCATTACGACATTTTTTACCCAGTCGCGCACTTTTGTTAATGCTTGGGTAATAACTGTAAAAACAAGTGCACTTCGGACAACAGATTTTAAGCGCTGTCCAAATACTTTCATGGAATCTGCCGCCGCTTCGGTTGCATTGCGCAGTCCTGCGCCTTTGGCTCTGCCCTCGATCTGCTGTGTTAGCTCGACTGCCTGCGTTTTCGCGTCGGAAATTTTATCGCCGGTTTTTTTGAGCTTTTCGTTGAGCTTATCAATGCTATTTGCAGTTTTATTAAATTCGCTTTGCAGCATTCGCACGCGCTCGGCCTGCTCGGACACGTCGATTTTCTCATACGTGCCTTTTGGCGCTGTGCGCATATCGGCAAGCACCTGTTTTGCCGCATCCAGCTCTGCGCCAATGTTACGCAGCCGGTCTTCCATCGGCGTTTTCTGGTCGCCGAGCCGGTTGAACTCCTTTTGTAGGGATTCGATATTGCTTTTTACTTTGTTCAACTCCTGATGGAGTTTTTTGTCGCTAATAGTCGCTTCAAATACGACTTCGCCGTCAGCCATAATATCACCTTCTTGCTTTTTGGTTTTTTGCGTGATATCATCCAAGCAGCCATAAATAATGGCAAGGAGGAATGAAAAATGGATAAGATGACTACTTGCAAGGTATGCGGGGCATCTATCGCAAAATCCGCTACCATTTGCCCGCAGTGTGGAGCAAAGCAGAAAAAGCGCCACCCAGTGTTGGGGATCATCATTGCTATTTTCGGCATTTGCCTGATCGCCGCCGCATTAAACGGCACGGGCGATGATTCTGGCCCAGAGAGCCAAACGTTTGGCGTTGGAGAAACCGCCGAGTTAAATGGGATCAGTGTAAAGTTTGATTCCTGCACCGAAAGCAATGGATCGCAGTTCAACACGCCTGATGATGGTAATGTGTTTCTTCTTTGCGAATTCTCCATTGATAACCAGTCGGATAAAGATATTGCCGTTAGTTCTATCGCATCGTTCAACGCCTATGTTGATGACTACTCGACAAATCTGAGCATTTCAGCCACCATCGCAACCGATAAAACTCAGTTGGACGGAGCTATTGCTGCCGGTAAGAAAATGACCGGCGTTGTCGGATACGAAGTCCCCAAAGACTGGAAAGAAATTGAAATTCGCTTTACTCCTGACTTTTGGTCTGGAAACGAAATCACATTCATTGCAAACAAGTAACCACCTTCGCCCGATGCTATTTTGCGTCGGGCGTTTTTTTGCCCAACCACGCATTGATCGTGGCGTTTTCTTCTTCTGTCATCGGCTTCTTTAGATCGACAAGCCGCCTGTTTTCTCGGTAAAATTCTCGATCCGACTTGTCGAGCGTTTTCCCTTTTGCTTTCAGGTTGCGGATTCGAACGATGTTTGCAAACAAGCAATCCCCAATTTCATAGTACGCAGAGACGAATGACCACCAATGGAAATAAGGCATTGCGCGTACTTCATGTCCCACAACACGGTTGATGGGAGCCACAATGTATTGAAAGTCTTGTTCCCAATCCATCAGCTTTGGGCGTTTCCGGTTATCTCCCTCGTCGCCGCAGTCAAGAAACCATGTCATTTGCTTCACCGCATCAGGGATATGCTCGTCCGGCATTTGCAAAAAATCGGGATAGAAAATATCCAGAGCAGCCAGAACCTTTTGCCCGTTGCCCAAATCGACCGCAGAAAAGACCGAAAGCACGTCCAACGCCGCACGATAGTCCGAGCGGATAGCATACTCAACGCCGCAGACGTTTAGCGACGTCGGAAGTTCATACATCATTTTTTGTATTTCTGTGTGTACTTGCGGATTTTCTCATCGGCAAGCGCCTGTTCGCGCTTTACTGCCTCATCAAACTGCTCGATGATGGCGGTCATAAAGTTCTGCCAAACCGGCGCACCGTTGGCCGCGGAATATGCGTTGACGCTGCCAAAAAGCGTATCGGCAATGTCCTGTCCGAACAAATCATTGATGATGCTGCGCATTTCCTTGTCGAGAGAATCAACCATGTCGAAAAGCTCATCATCGGGGATATCCTTTTCGAGTGTCTTTGCGCGGGTCTCCTGCTTCTTGCGCAGATTATCAAACGTTTTGTATGCTTTCTTTGCGAAGTTGACATCCGCAGGGTTAAAGTGCACTGTTACGATGCCGTTCACGCCGCGAATGGTATATTCCTTTACACCGGAATCAAAAGTAAGTTCCATATATTCCTCCAAAATGAGGGCTGACAGATGCCAGCCCTCTATGGTTCATTCGCCCTCGGTAAAAGTAACCGTATTGCCAGAGATAGCGGCAGTGCCGACCGTGCGCGTGCCGCCAAGCGTCACGTCGATAGGCATACCGATAAAGCCGCCACCCTCGCCGCCGAGGGAAGAGGGCTTAACCATGCAGGACGAATAGCGCTCCGCAAATACTGCGGTCTTTGCCGTGCCTGCATAGGCGTGGACAATCAGCACGTCCTGATTTGCCAGCGCCGCCGCGTTCTGCTCCTTGACCGCGAGATTCCAAATCTTGACGATGGCGGGGTCACCAGCGTCCAGATCAGACGGGTCAAAGGTCTGCGTGATGATGGGTTTCTTCATGGTCGTGCGCGTCGTGCCAAGGATATCCTTCGAGGAATCCTCCTGCCAGTCATATTCCATGCTGGAATCTGTGACGCGCGTACCGAGGGGAGACCACGTGGGAGTTCCAGTTTCGCCCGTGTTGAGATACGCGATCAGAAGTTCGCGGTCTACGGTCTGCCCCGCCGTGGTGTTAAAGGTCATATCAGCCATTTTTAATCACCTCGTAGTTCATCTTCATAAGGATTTGATGATCCTCGTCCCCGTTTTCATACACGGCAAAAAGAGAGGATCGCGTTGTCGGCTCAATGCGAATGACGCGCCGGCCGTCGCCAATGTCAGGCGGTGTTTCGCTTGCCGCCCAATCGCCCAAGGCGTTAAGCAACTCGTCAGCTTTGAGCCGTTTGTCGTTGCTATTTCCCGGCTTCATGCGGTAGATAACCTTGAATTGGTATTCCGCCTGATACCCGCCAAGAATGTATTTCTTGACGATATACGCCGCCTGAATCGTAGACAGCGCCATTGCCGGAGTATCGGCGGGAAGAAATTCGAATCGAATCAAATCAACCGGCTTATCCGGGAACGTGTTTAACCACGCAAGCAGTTTGCGGGAGACCTGATCTTCTTCCGCCGACGAAACCGTCTTTTTAACCTGTTCCAAATTTCTTCACCGCCTTATCTGCTACACGCACCCACTTATCAAGATTCTGCGCTTTCGATGCTTCGCACCAATGGGCTTGTGCTTGTGGGTGCGCCGTGTGGTTGAACACTAAATTGCGGTCAGTCACGACCTTTGTACCGCCTTTCGGTGCGTATGTGCTGCCGGTATTTGGGTCAACCATGACTTTCCCGTAATACAGGAAACGGGCATACGGGCCGGGGTAAATAACGGCGCTTCCGTCTACTCTTGTGCGCTGCGTTAATGAGCCTGTGAGCATCGGCACAAAAGGCTGAGTGTCTTTCTCCATCTGCTCGGCTAAAACGTGCTCGGCGCGCGTACAGGCCTTTGCAATGGCAGTCCTTACAGCGTCCATTCCATCGGTATGCACGGAAATCTTGATGCCCATTACGCACCTCCGACTTCCCAGTGCTGCATATCGGTGCTACCGTAGTCCATTGCATCAACCTTTGTCACGTTGTAGCAATCGTCATGGCTCAGAACAACAGTCATGTTGTCCAACACGAATTCGCCCTTTACAAAGCACGTCATGCCGCCGTTCCCCTTGTATGAGAGCGTCCATAGGTTAGACTTATCCGCCGCTTTGAAAAACGATTGCGGGCCGATGTAGTTTTTCGGCTTACCTGTTACCCCGTCCACCGCTTCCACGGAGAACGGGATATACAGATTTACAGCGTCAGCTCCTTCAAGGCCGCTTTCACGCACGTTCACTCCTTTAGACGCTTGGAGCATCACACCGCGCAATATCGTGGTGTAGACCTTTTCGACCTCATCAAGAGTTGTCGGGTCGATCTCCTGCACGATGTTGTAGATCGTTACAGTGTGGGGAGCGTACATCTACGATCACCTCCGCGATATAGCAGCCCGGTATGCGCAAGGTATTCCATGCACGTTTCCGCAAGCAGTTTCTTTGCCCCGTCCGTCGCGTTGAGCGCAGACAAAGCAGATTCCCCGCCTGTTGCAAGCGTTCTGGAATAGCCGCCTACCGTCTCGCTTTTGACTTCTGCGTCATTTGCCGCGGCGTTTGCAAGGTTTTTCATGGCAAGCGCCTGCGCGGCTTCGATGACCGCATACTTGTCAACCAGCGCACAGCAGCACATCTTTACCGCATCGAGTTCGGCGTTGTCCTTTGCGCGATTCCGTGTGTAGTAATCGAGGAAGGAGCTGGCGCGGACAACAAGACGCGGGAAGTCATTTTCACTCACAGCGCCCATGTAAGTGCCGGAGTAGTATTCAAAGTCTGCGTAAGTCATCAGCGCCGCCTCCTTATCACTTTGCCGTCACGCTCGCATTGCCGCTCTTAAGCGCGTGGTAATTCCCGTCGCACTCAACCACTGTCACAGTCTGGCCGGTCGAAATGTTCAGGTCGCTCTTGCCGTTCCAATCGTTCCAACCGGCGACGTTGTCGCCGTAAGCGACGGTCGCGGCAGAGGAGCCGGACGTGTACTTATACTTGTTGCCCGCAGCGGTTTTTGCCGGAGACACGGTCAACTTGGTATCGCCGCTCTTGGAGCCTGCGGCAGAGGTGACCGTCAAAGAGCCGAGCGTGCCGTTGTCGATGGTGCCGACGACCACGCCGTCAATGCGCTCGGCAAATAGTTCCATGCCGTTAATGACGGTGTCCGATGCGGTCATGTTGGTATAATCAGGCTCCTCATGGATGCCGATGTAGCCGGTCGCGTCGGTGGTGAAATCGAACACCTCGCCAAGATCGGCACCGTTCACGGGAATGTAGTACAGGACAATGTTGTCCTTGGCGGTGGCATAAATCTTGCCCTTGGGAACGCTGGAGTTGAGGATCACAGTGCCAAGACCAAGAAAGTTCTCGACGTAGGTCATGCCGAATGCGGTCTGCAAGGTGATGTTGGCCGTAGACAAGTAATCCGCAACGTCCAGCGGATTCATGAAGTAGACCGCGCCAATCTCGTCATCCTCGAAAAGAACCTGCAGATTGCCCCAAGCCTGCGCAAGAACAGTCTGGAAGTTCTTACCGCTCACCGCGCCGGTGCCGGTCGAGAGGAAGTCAAAGAAGTCCTTGCGGATGCCCTTCTGTACGTCCTTGAGCATCTCGTCGGTGGTCATGTCCACCGCCTGATCGTAGCCGCGGTCAGTGATTGCCTCGGCAGAGGTGGCCTTTCTCCACTTCTTGAGCGTAATCTCCTTGTAATTAACCGCCTCGGTCTTGTACTTGCTCAGCGGGATGGTCTCTCCCTCAGCGACAGCGCCGCTTTCCAACGTGCCGGTTGCCTTGTAGCTTTTCAGCACAGTACCGGCCTGCTTTGCGATCTTGCGGGTCACGCCCAGCGCCTCCATCAGCTTCTTGATGGAGTAGCCGAACATTTCGGTGAATTCGATCTCGCGCACACGCGCAAGGTCATCTTTCTTAATGAGCTTAGGATCAACAGCCATTTTTTATTCTTCCTTTCTAAACAAATCCATATTTGCGGCGATTGCGGCGCGCCGCTCCGCCCTGTCGGTAATCTGCATAACCTCATCCTTTGTCATAGGCTTGCCGCCGTCGTTGAGACGACCGCCCATATCCACGCGTACATGGGATTTGGAGACCAGCCCCTTATAGGTGCCGTCCACGAGTGCATCAAGGGACGTGGTGTCCTTGATCTTCTCGCCGTCCAGCTCCAATGCGGCCATTTCCTCGCCGCAGCCGCGCATGGCAAGGTCGAGATTCGCGCCGGTGATGTTTTTGCTCTCAAAGTAAGCACGCACGGCCTTTTCCTTTGCCGCCTTGCTTTCCTTTGCCGTGATGTCGGTCTTAAAGGCTTCAAAGGCCGAGTGTTCCTTCTCGTACTTCTCCTTGTAACCGCCGTCGCCTGCCGCCTTTAGGTCATCCAACTGCTTCTGTACGCCGGACAGCTTCTCCGCATCCGCCTTATACTTCGTAAGATCGTCCTTTAGGGGGTCAACCACGCCCAGATGCAGCGCAACCAAGCGATTTTCGATCTCTTCGGTGCAAGCGTCGCCGAGAATATTTCTGATTTCTGCTCTGGTAAATTTCGCCATTGTTCGTTCTCCTTTTCTTTGGCCCCAATTCTTCGGGGTCGAACGTTGTATAAAAACCGCTGTACCTCGCGGTGTTTACCTAAAAGAAAAGAGCCAACCACCGAGAAAAACTCGGCAGTTGGCTCCTATTGCCCTTTCCCGCGCCCTATTACGCGGAAGTGTATTTGATTGTTTTCTTGACTTCCAAGACAATATACCCATCGCCTTTTCGTCGTATCTCTGCATCGTTGCCGCGCTTTAGGATGGCCTGCACGGTCTTAATCGCTTCGTCAAAGTTCAATATTGCACCTTCGTCCTTTCCCACTGCTCCGGTAGCCCCGCCGCCGCGCTAAACGCCTTATATTTGGTGCTCAAGCGGTGCAGGCGTGTATTTAATGCCATCGCATCTTCCGTCAATCCTGCGGCCTTATAAGCGGCTTTCTCACTCTTTAGCTTGCGGATTGTTCGCTCTACGCGCCGTTGCATCTGTGTTGCTTCATACGCCGTGTATGTCTTGCCCTCAAAGGTGCAGCCGAGGCCATCGTCGATATGCTCAAGCTGCTTATCGGTATAGGTGCGCTCCATAACACCTTCAACAAACGCCGACCAGCTATGCCGGCAGTTTGCTCCAAGAATACCGGTCACATCTCCAATGCCGCATGTGCTTTCAAAATCTGGATATTCCCCTTTTGACGCGTCGGGGTATTTCTTTGTAAATTCAGCCCATCGATACAGCTTGCCTTGCCATTTTTTGTGGTTTTCCCACCCTTTAGGCCCATCGATATCACGCGCTCCGGCGTGCGCCTCTACTTGCACAAGGTCGGTTTGCAAAAAGTCCATAGACTGTTCCGAGTATTTGCGGTTTAGCTGATTTACCGCCGTCATAACCGCGCGGCGCACGGCTACATCAATCTGGTCACGGTGGCCGCTTTCGTAGTCAACGACCTTCAATCCGCTGTCGGCGAGCTGCTTTACCGCCGATTTGATAGCCTGATTATAGTTGATAGCGCCGCTCTGGATTTGCATTGTGGCATTGTCCAGCGCCCATTGATAGGCTTTTGCAGGCGGCAGTATCGTCCGCCCAGCGTCCACCAGAAACCCCATAGACCGCGTAAGGTTGCGCATGGTCTGCTTCGTCTGCTCGTATATTGCCCAGGTGTCCTCAATGCTCACCAGCGTTTCCGGCTGCGTTATATGGGTAAGGTCGATAAGGTCGGTGTAATACTTCTGATTCCGCTCTACTACATCGTCAAGCAGCTCTTGCAACTTTTTTTCGCTGATGCCAGAGGTCTTGCGGATTGCCTTTTCAATGTCCTTAAGGTCGATGCCGTGCGACCGCAGCGCCCGAATATTCTGTACCGTGACTTCGTTGAGCTGGTCTGCCAACTTCAAGCGGCTGCATATCTCGTCAAGCAGCGTATCTTCAAGAGACCGGAACAGCTCTGCCAGTTCTTCCGGGAGTGCGTCAAGTAAGGCTGGGCTAAAAGGGTAAGGACGCATACGCCGTCACCTCATTCGATTTCTTCTTCCGGTTCTTTTGTCATGTCCTGCATCTTGGGCAGCGCCGCCTTTGCGGTTGCCTCGTCCTCGTTCATCCAACGCATGCGGAACTCCCAATCGTTCATAATGCCAGAATCTAACATAATTTTGTCGCGATTAAAATCGGCCTGCTTGTCTTCGATGATGCTGTCATCGAAATCAATGCTGATTTCAATATTTTCATCAAGTTCCGCGCCCATGTAACGGTTTCCCATACGAAGCAGCGTCCGGCACAAATTAGTAATTGCTTCCCGCAAAATAATTTCATGCTTTCGGATTGTATTAAACATGGTGCTGTTTTCGCTGATAACCTGCGTGGCCGTTGCGATACTCGTCTGGTCGAATTTATAATGATTCTCTCCAAATCCGCATTTGCTCGATAGCACGTTGAGCATATCTTGCATGCCGGTGTTAAACTCAGCCGTACGCAGCGTCATATCGACCTGCTGCAAGATGTTCCCATCCGCCGCGCGATCTTCCGGCAGAACATAGTAAACTGTTTCACGCTTATCAAAGACAGGTCTACCGTTGATGTCTTTAGTCGCTTCCGGCTGCACCACGATGCGTTTTTTACCGAGAACGAACTCATTAACATAGCTGTCGTATGTAATATCAATGCTCTTGAGCTGGTCGATGGCATAAGCAAACACTGCAACGCCCATCGGGTTTTCTTCGTCAGAATTCGCAATATTCAAACGGTCAATGACAAACTGCGGCTTGTCGCTGCCTGTATGAACGACAGGCGGGATTGTCTCAAATCCTCTTACGCTTGTCAGCGGGACTTCATCTGCATCATACAAATGGTTTTCAATGTCGTACTCGCCGCCGTTCAAACGATGCACCTGAATGTAGGTGTACTCCCTATCATCAACTCTTTTTCTCGATACAAATGCGCACTCGCGGATAATGCCGTTATCCCACGTCAGGGGGTAGATGTTTGCAGCTGTAACATAGTTGATATGGATTTTGCCTGTGTCTTTTACTTCTGCGGTATCTGGGTCAACGCCCATTTCTTCGACAATGGGAACATAAGCAATCGTGCCAACTGCCGCCTTGCGCTCTTGAGATTCGCTTGCTTTGACTTCCCAGTTATTATTGGCAAGAATAGTGTCTACGAACTCCTGTTCTTTCTTCCCTTCAAGCGTGATATTCACGCGCTCATTCATCAGAAGGTTTGCCCAGTCCTCGCATACTTTCTTGCCCATATTGACGGAATACCTATGGCATTCCAACTCTTCGATTCCGTTCCACACTGTATAGCTATGGAAGTCTTTCACTTCTCCGTCATACCAAGATTTCCATACATCGATCAGCGAGTAAAACTTGCTATCGACCGTATCAAAGCCGAGTTCTTTTAATGCTCTGCGGATATTCACCACTTCACCGTCCTATCATATGCCCGGCGCGTTCCAGGTCTTTGTAATATGGCTCGATGCTGTATTCAAATGCGTCAAGGCTGTCAATATCAGACGTGCCATCGTCAAGGCGCTCGTCCTCGAATTTATCAGGATCATAAATCGCAGTTTGCAACGCATCGATCAGGTGCGGACAGCTCCGCGAAACCTTGAAACGCCCTTGTTTCGTTAGCAAAACAACAAGCCGGATTCTATCTGTGATTTGCAGTTTCAGTGCGTTCTTGACCTGCGTCCCAAGGCGCATCTTCTGCGCGGTATGATCTAATCCGCGAATCAGCACCGTTTCTGCGCTGTCAGCTCGTGTCTGACTGTACCCATACTTCCCCGTCACCATTTGGCAGAACGTGGCAAAGCGCCTATTCAATGCGTCAGGGTCAACCTCTTCGTTCTTGATGTATTCTTCTTCCAGCGCGACCACGCGATAATCTTTTGTAATCCCGGTCGCCTGAAACTTTGTTGCGGACTTTGTCCCGCCGAAGTCAACACCAATGGAAATAACAGAGAATTTCGTTTCCTGTTCTTCCGCCCATTTCAAAGGGTCATCAATCAAATACTTTTCGGTGTTGTTAGCAAAGTCCTTATAAACAACGCCCTCCGCCGCCACCCACAAACCGCGAACATAGCGGTCGTAGAAGATTCCGGCATACATATTCGCGTAGCGCTCGAGCGTTCTTGCGCTCAATCCTGGGTTATCAGTCATCTCGAAGTGCAGATATAGCGTGTTCCGTTCGCGGTGTCGCTTAATCCACTCCTGATAGAACCAGTGATGCGGGCTGCCGGGGTTACATGAAAACCACAGTTTCGCGCCGTCCACAGAACATCGCGCAAGCGCCTGTTCCACGAACGAGCGCGGCATCAGCACCACCTCGTCCAGCAGCACGCCCGCCAGCGTGCGGCCTTGTATCAGCGTATAGCTTGCCTCATCCTTACCGCCGAACACTTCAAAGTAATTCGTCACAGCTCCGCGCCGCACTTCCATAACCTTGTCACCGCGGCGCCAGCGGATGATATAGCGCTCTTTGGCAAGGCTCATCGCCGTGAATGGAACGATGATGTTCTTGGTGCAGCTATCCACCGTGCGTCCACACACGCCGAAGCGCTGGCCGCTGAAATTCTCCATTGCCCAGCGGACAAACGCCCACATCATGATGGAGGTCTTGCCGGAACGCACAGCACCGTCGCAAATTAGCGCGTCATACTTGGAGTAAGGAAAGGCAAGAATCTTTGCTTGCTTCGGGCTAATCATCGCTCTCAAGCTCCTTTGCCATTTCCTTTAGGCTCTGACTGAGCGCGTCTTCCTTTACCGTGTCGGCAGGGCTGCCGCCAATCATCGCCCACTTGTCAATTAGCGTTCCCATCGCTGTGGTGATTTGGCTGAGATTCGCCGCCGCCAACTTCTCGGGGTCGTTGAGCATTTCAAGCCCCTTACCGATGAACGAACACACAAGGTCTTTATGGTCGTTCATATACTCCATCACATCGGCGGTGTTCTCTTCCTTTTTTTGCTCGCACTTTTCCACAATGTCAGCATTTTCCCGTACAAGGTTCTTGACCGTCGTTGCGGACACGCCGTTAATTTTTGCCGTGGCGCAATAGTTGTTCGTCTGCACATAGTCCGCCAGTATTTTCTTTCTCTGCCGGTCTGTCAGACGCGCAGCCATTGTCACCACCTCGCACATTTTTTTGCTACCAGCCCCCACCCCTTGGCCTTACATAGCAGTCTTTCCCCGCCCGTATGGGCTACACTTGCCGCACTTTCAGGCGGGCGCTTTGCCCATTGCCAAAGGCAGCGGCTCTCCTCTTTTGGAGCGGCGAGACGGTATTGAGCCGCCACACGTCCGCAATGTTGCCTATAGCCATTGCTTTCGCTTCTGCTTCTGCACGCCGCATATATGGTCGTCTTTCTCGCTTAGATTGTCACACGCCACCGGCAACTACGCTCCGAAAAGTCGTAGCCCCTATTCCGTCAGGTCAAACCGGTCTTGACGTATCAAGACAAGCGCAGTTTTCAGCGAGCTTTGTCATTTCCATGCGAGCCATGACGACAACGGTCTCACATTGTCCGGGCGCTACCAGGCCTCTGGTGCAGATGGTGAGGATTTGCACCTCACATATCCTAACAGTGTCGGACTCCACCGCTTTGCTGGGCGGCACCCGAGCTGTCGTTTGTAGCGTCTACCTATTCCGCCACATCTGCGTATGTCCCCGCTGGGCCACATCGTTGAGAGGTGCGCGGGGTCCTGTGCCGCATGAGAGGTGCGCCCTCTCGGCCCTGATTGTGGGCTGCATCGCGCGTGCGGCATGGTGCGGGAGCGGCGTGAAAAAGATGAAAAAGCACCGCCCCCGCTATGGCGCAGGAGGTAAACGCCATAAATGAGAGAACCGCAAAGGCTTTTACACCTCTGCGGCTCAATTTTCCTATGATTGTAATCCCTTGACTCACTTATAAGTGAGTTTTGCAAAATATTTTTACAAACTTTTTGGGTAGTCCGACCGCCCGAGCAGATAATCAATCGACACGCCGAAATAGTCAGCAATGCTTATCAGCGCGTCCATTGATGGTTTCTGCGTCTCCATCTCATACCGCTTGATGGTATTGCGATTCAGCCCGCACAGCTCGGACAGCACGCAGCGCTTTAACTGCTGGCGTTCGCGCAACCTCCGTAGGCGGTCAGGAAACGTGCTCATTCCTCTCACCACCGAGCTTTCTCTTAACCCATGCCCACAGGTTACGCCACGGGTGGGCTTCTGCATAGTGTGCGCGCTCTCGTGCATTCAAAAGGTCGTCATGCAGATTCTGCGCGCTTCTCCGCCATTCGAAAAGGTCTTTCGTTTGCTGGTCTCTTTCCACCTTCATGGTAACAATGCACGCATTCGCCCGCCCAAGTGCCGCCTCGGTGGCATCGAGATTGTTTCGCAGGCAGTCCGCGTCTGCTTTCAGGTTCGCGATCGCGTTCTCGCGGGTGATGGCCTCGCCGTGCATCTGGTCAAGCTGCTCGGTCAGGGTGCCGATCTCTCCACGCAGCTTTTCATTTTCCTCGGCCAGTTTTACGCCGGCCTTAAAATGTGCCGTCGCCTCGGCTTCCGCCGCTTCCTGCCTTTCGGTGGCCTCCTCCACCATCTTTGCCATCTGCTCTTTGGTATACTTCTTCACGTTGATGCTCATACTTTGGCTCCTTTCATTCGTAGCTGTTCTTCCCGTCCCCGGTCGCTCTCGACCTTCACGACCTTGCAGTCGCCGTATCGCTCAATATCCATGGCGATGCGCTCCTTGATGCCCTGCGCGTCAGCGGCGGGGACGTTGGCTTTAATCGTGATCGTCAGCATGTGGTTCCTCCTTCGGCTCGCCGTAGCTGCAAAAGCCATCTGCGCACATCATTTCAAATGATTTCATACATTTGCCTTTCGGGCCGTCATCTGTCCCATAAGTATCGGGGTCATCATCCCAATGTACACAGTCCTTGCACCGAGTAACGACCACGGCATCAACGGTGGGAGCAGCGGCCACAATGGGCAAAGCAATTTTGTCCCTATCTGCGTTGTCGTACCACGGCTCGTCGTCGAACTTTTCCCATAGCACGTCACCATCAATCAACCTCATTGCTTGGCCCCTCCGTTCTTTTTGCATGGAGAACAAAACAGCCTATCAACCCAAGACACTTTCCCACTGCCGCCAGTAGCGCATTTTTTCGACTGGCAAGTCCTGTTCTCTTTGTGGAAATAGATGCAGTCCTTACACGGATTTCGCATTGCTGTCACCTCCGTCCATCTTCGCGCCGCATGCAGGACAGTAGTTGGTAAATTTGGCGATCAGGTTATATCCCCGTTTGCACTTTGGGCAGATAATAATTCCACTCTCATCTTCAATCCACTGTGCGTGCATCACCGTGGCAACGTCAGCGGCGGGAATGCTGTTGATTTCCTGCATGCAGATTTCTGGATTTTCGTACCGACGTGTGATTAGATCAATCACAGCTTCTCGCTTGATGTATTCATCCATTGTCAGAAGTCCTCATCACATACGCCACGCAGTTCTCAGGGTCATTTCCACAGAGACATGGCGCATATACGCACGAATCACAAATTGTAAACATCTCAGTTAGTGTCATTGTCAGCTCTCCCGTTCCACGTATTCAAGCCGGCTCCGCAGCCGCCGGACCTTGTATGCCCGCTGCTCCGCCACCGCGTCCTCGACCTCAAACTCGATTGCCATCTGGTCAAGCATAATCCCGACGTCGGCGATCTCCTCGGCGATGTTGGCGAGCTTTTCCCATAAGGTGTCACCATCAATCAGCCTCATCGCTGTCACCTCCGTCCTTTCTCTCCGCGGCTGCAAAATCCGTCTGGCGCGACCTCCATGCCACTCACTCGACAGGTGGGGATTCCTTTCCCGTTGACGTTAGCCGCGACAAGGTGCTTGCAGCCCATGCAACGCACCACCGGCGCAACGTCAGCGGCGGGGATGCTGTAAAAGTCCTCCGCCAAATCGTTATAGGCGTCTGCGTAGATTCCGCTTTCCCCGCCAAGCTCTTCAAACGCTTTTTGACATTCTTCCGATTGCTCACGGATATAAGCAATCGCCGCCTTTCGGCTTATGAATTCATCCATTTTCAACCATCCTGTTCCATGCCTCGATTGCTTTTTCTTTGCTGGGCAGCCCAGATACTTTCATCTTCTTTGTGTGGAGGCCGTCACCAGCCCTATATCTCCCACAACCGGCATCCCACCCAAAGTCTGCTCTATCGTAGGTATCGTACATATGGATAACGGTTGCAACTCCACCGCACTCAGGGCAGCGTTTCAATTCAGCCATCCTTCATCGCCTCCAATGCCGCTTCCGCCTCCTCGCGGGTGAGGAATGTCCCGATGTATTTGTGCATCCCCATTTTGCCAATAAGCTTTACCGCTTCGGTCACGGTGTTTATTTTGAGCGTTGCAATCACAGGGTTATCGGGATTCCCCACAAATAGCCGGTACACCGTATCGCCCACCTTGCACGGCAGCACCACCAGCCGACCGTCCTTGTCGGCCTCGGCCAGCTCGCGCAAGCGGGCATCGCCCTCCTGCTCCGCATCACGCATTACGATGTACCGTCCTTCCGCGTCTGCTCGCGCAAATTCGGCACAGCGTTCCGGCGTCAGCCCCGTGTCCTCGCAGGCTGCAAGACGCTCCACACACGTCTGTCTGTACGCGCTTTTTGCCACACGGTCATTGCAATCATTGCCACTGTAACAACCTGCCGGATAATTGTAATCCGCTGCGCCGCTTGCGAGATATTTTGTCAATCTCTCCATCACTCCACCTCCTGCATCTTACTAATCACTTTTCGGATCACGTCGCCACCGTAAGCGTCTTTTGTCAGCTCCAAAAATTCCGTCAGCGTCATCATGCCGTGCTCGAGATCTACACCGTGGTCATGGGCAAACTGCTTTCGCCCCATGTCGCACGAGCCGGTCAAGCGATGATGCCAGTCGTAAAAATACTGCGTCGGATACGTTTTTTCGCGGTCTGTCTCGCGCAGGAACGCATCAATGCGCTCATCTTCCGGCATATCCTCGAAAAGCTTTTCTCGCAACGCCTCCATTGCTTCGCGCAGCGTTTCACCATGCGCAAAAACCCCGTCCTGCTTGACGATGTAGCACGGCGTGAGCGTCAAATTGCCGTTCAAGATTGCCCCGTGCGCAGTGTTGCCGCGCACGGAACGAATCAGCGTATTTACGCCGTCAATTTGATAGACCGTTTCCCTGTTGAAGCTCTTAACTCCGGAGCCGTCGCCGGAGCCGTAGCCGGAGCCGGAGCCGTCGCCGGAGCCGTCGCCGGAGCCGTAGCCGTAGCCGTAGCCGGAGCCGGAGCCGGAGCCGTAGCCGGAGCCGGAGCCGTAGCCGTAGCCGTAGCCGGAGCCGGAGCCGGAGCCGTCGCCGGAGCCGTCGCCGGAGCCGTAGCCGTAGCCGGAGCCGGAGCCGTAGCCGTAGCCGTCGCCGGAGCCGTCGCCGGAGCCGTAGCCGGAGCCGTCGCCGTAGCCGTAGCCGGAGCCGGAGCCGTAGCCGGAGCCGGAGCCGTAGCCGTAGCTTACAAGCAAAAAGGCTTTGATCTTCTCATCAAGCGTCATCTCTTCCACTCCTTTACGCCTCGAAGCGATGCAGATGCCGCATCCGTGCACGGGATGATCTGGATCGCTCCCAGTACGGTCATCTCCGGAATCGTCACGGTAAAGCGGCAGGTGCCCGGTGTTTTTGTGCCATCCTGCGCCAACTGTTCTACAGCGCACGCGCCGTTCCAGCTCCACAACTTACGCACCTCGGTCATGGTAACCTCGGAGCCGTTTCTCTCCTTGATCTTGCCGAAAAATACACCTGCGCGGTCGCAGCGAACGATGTAGTCCTGATTGTTGTTCATGATGAAATTCCTCCTGATTTTTGTTAAAATTTGAAGCTCTCTCTGAGCTTATTCCCGTTGATATCCGCCTCCGCCGTAAAGTAGCGGTGGCGCCTCGTTGATGTAGACGACGCGCCCGTGCGCAGTCGTCTCTTTCGTGGTAACGCTCATAATGCCGGTACTGCCCTCAAAGGCGGCAGGCTTCCAGCTGAATGGTTCTCCAATGTACATGGTCATTCCTCCCCAAATCTCAATTTTGTTACGGCAATGGGGAACTCCTCGATCTCGCTTGCCCAGCGTGCCGTGCCTTTGCCGTTGTGCCGCTCGAACACCAGCGGAAAGCCGCCGATGCCGTCAAACAGGCTCCCCATCGTAACAGGACGCAAATATTGCGCACTGATACGCTTTGCCAGGAAGTCCCAAAATGGCAAGGCGATGGAATTCCCCAGCGCCTTATAGCGCGGACTGTCGCTCGGCTTGCGCAGTTTGCCCTTACTGTCGCGCCACTCGCCGATGTCCGTCCAGTGGTCTGGGAATCCTTGCAGCCGCTCGCATTCCATCGGCGTGAGGCGGCGCACAATCATTCCGGTTCGGACGGTGTTTTGCAAATTCAGACTTTGCCCTACGCTTTCTTTTGCTTGCAGCGTCCCGTTGATCTCGCCCCCCTCGGTGAAATTGCGGCAATCAACACTGCTGACCACTAAATCGGTGCTGTCCTTGTAGTCTCGCTGCTTGCAGCTGCTCACAACATCGCCCTCGCGATAATCGCCGAAGCCCTGCATTTGATACGTCAGCGGCACTTGGTTTCCACCTGTTCCCATACGGGCTTGCAAACTCGGAACGATCTCGCCACACTCGCGGATGACGTCACAAGCGTGTGTCATATCCAGTGCCACGACCGCGGGCTTGTTACCTCCGCACTCCGCGTTCAGCGTGGGGGCTTGCTCTTCGGCGTAGCCGATGCCGTTCGCCTTTGCACCCTGCCCCGCCTTAAAGGCCGCGCAGATCATCGGCTGATTGTTCCCGCTCATGCCGGCCGCAGCGGTCAGCGTAGGTGCTCTGTCGTCGCTTCGCACCTCGGCCCCGCCTTGCTGTGTTCCCATGCAGAAAATCGCCGGGTTATTTACTCCGCCGCCAACGCCACCTTGTAGCGTCGGGGATGCTCCCTCTGTGCCAAAAATCCGTTTGCTTTGGCAGTCCCACTGCGTCAGACAGTTTTGGAAAATCGTCTGGTCGTTGCTGGTGCCGAGCGTTCCGCTCTTGTCCTCCTGAACTAAAGCGCCTTTTCCTCCTCCGTCACAGCCCCCCCTGATTCGGACTGCATAAGAAGCACCGCTTTTAGTGTTTCCGGCAAGTCTTTCCCGCGCCGTTCCGCTCTCCGCAAAATGCCTTGACACGCTTTTGCGCTCAAAGAGTATTTCTCCTGCGGTGTCTCCTCCAAAATCTGCGACAACCGAGATACGACGGCGACGTTGGGGGACTCCCCAGTGTTGCGCGTCATGCACTCGCCAAGCCACGCTCCATCGTCCTCCCACTTCATCGTGGTAGCCACCCCAGGTGTTCCAGCCTTTTTCAGGCACTTCAATATCGGGGGCTTCCGGCTCTGCGATGCGGATGATCTCTTCGAGGACTGCCGCGAAGTCTTGTCCTTTGTTGCTGCTGAATGCTCCGGGCACGTTTTCCCAGACCATATACCGAGGTCGGACCATGTCACCTGTCCGTCCGTTCGCTCTGTCATGTTCCCTCATCTCCTTCACGATGCGGACCTGCTCCATGAACAATCCGCTTCTCGCGCCGGCCAATCCTGCGCGTTTTCCTGCAATGCTCAAATCCTGGCACGGCGAGCCGCCCGTGATAACGTCCACGGCCTCGATCTCCGCACCGTTGATCTTCGTAATATCGCCGAGGTGTTTCATCTCCGCCCCTCGCATTCTGCAAACAGCTCCCGGAACGTCATCCCCGTCAAATCTTCCAGCGCCAGCAACAGCCGCACCGTTGTATCGCGGTCGCCGCGCACCCACGCCGACACCGTAAACTGCGACGTGCCGAGGGATTGCGCCAGTTCGGTTTGATTGTAGTCCGTCTTTTCCAGTGCTTCCTTGAGTGTCGGATAGACGCAGAACTCAAACGGCGTTTTCGGTCTCATAATCTTGCTCATGCCCGCACCTCCTGAAAAAACAAACTCCCTTGTGAGATGCATTCCTCAAAGCGCCTTTCCTGCGCTTCGTAGTAGCGCTCGTCAATTTCGTACCCCACAAAATCGAGCCCAAGCTCCAATGCAGCGATGCGGCTGCTTCCGCTGCCGAGGTGTGTATCGAGTATCTTGTCTCCGGGCTTGGCGTACTTCTGCAGCAACCACACGTAAAGCGCCACAGGCTTCTGCGTCGGATGAATGCGCTGCTCGTTCAGCGCCTTATTCCCTTGCTGGATAAACCCCTCTGCGATGCTTTTGCCCTGCATCATGCCATTCCACATATAGTGGAAAATCCGCACGCTGTCATGGCAGTTTGTGGCTGCGATCTCGCAATCGCTAAAAGAGCTGCCCTCGTTGCACTTGTCCCAAACAATGCGCCCCGGCGCAAAGTGATAGTCGAAATAGTTGCAGCCCCAAACAATATAGCGCTTTGCAACCCGTTCCAGCTCATCGAAATAATCACGTGTCGGAATATCCCACTTCGGCGATATAGGGTAGTCTCTGTGCACGCCGATTTTGCTGACCTTGCAGCCATAATATCCGCGCCGCTCCGGCCCGCTGAAATACGGCGGATCGACCACAGCGAGGTCAAAAGCCTTGTCCGGCAGCTTCTTCATTGCCTTCATACAATCGATATTTTCAGCAACGTTCATGCGCGCACCTCCCCAAACGCCTCCTCAAACGTCAGTCCCGTTACTTGCAGCAGCGCTTTAATCACGCGAATGCTGAATTCGTTCTTTCCCGTTGTCCATCTCCACACGCAGAGCGGGGAAACGCCGAGCTTCTTGCTCAACTCCGGCGGGGTCATGCCCGATGACTGCAAGGCTTTCTTGAGCTGTGGATACGCCACCGTCTTAAATGGCACAGCTTTCATCATTCAGCACCACCCGTCTCTCCGAGTAGCGTCCCGACGGTCACGCCCAGCGCTTCGGCAATGTACTGATACGTCAGCAGGAAGCTCATGCACTTGCCGGTCTCAAGGTTTCGGATGCTGTTGCGCGATACGCCCGACTTTTCCGCCAGCTTCTTCACGCCAAGCCCCCGCATGGTTCTCCATTTGCGGATGTTTGCGCCGACTTCCTCCGGCGAAAGCATCCCATCCTTTGACGGCGGAGATTCCGCCAAAATATCGCTTACGGAAATATTCAGTGCTTCGCTGATCTTGTACAGCGTCGGCAGCTTCGGGTAGTGCTCGCCCTTTTCCAGTTTCCCGATATGTCCCTGCCCGCATTCCACCATTTCGCCAAGCCGGAACTGGCTGACGCGGCGCACTTCGCGAATATTCTTGAGCCGTTCGCCCAACTCTTTTTCTGTCAACATCTTTTCTTGCTCCCTCATTTCGTTCGTTGATAGCGCCTCGTCTTAAACTGCCGCGCGCCCCAATAGGCACCGCGTTCCTGCGTTTGGCGCGCTTCTTCTTCCTTTGCCTCGTTGTACTTGGCGATATCCGCCTGATAGTACGGGCAATCGCCGTGACAGCCTACGTGCCGCGTTGGAGGCTTGCAGCTGTGGCAGTGCTCAAAGCTCATGGTCGACCTCCACGCTGCAGATCGTCACCGCCGTAAACGGCTCACCGTCCGTGTAAAACTTCCTCCCGCAAACGCTAAACACGGCAGAATCGTCCTTATAGGCACATCCCTTGAGCGCGTCCAATACCGCCTTGATAATGTTGTCGATATCGCCGCGCTTGAGGTACGGGGTTAAATGTAGCTTTTGTCTTTTGCTCTTCGCCGTGCCAGATGGGATGGGGTAATAAGCATTGACCATCACGTCAAGAGCTTCTCCATCCTCAAACGGCTTTTCCCCGCACTTGAGCCATGCCGCGCGAATTTCTCCCTCGAAAATCTGCGTGCTTTTTACGGTAAATAAAACTACTCGCTCCATGCGTCACCCTCCCATTTCGGCGGCAGCCGCTTCCCACGTTAGCCCGTGTTCTCTCGCATAACGCGATACGCTCGGCATGAATGCCTCCTGTTCGGCTATCCGCTCGATGTATGGCTTCATCCACGCCACCGAGATATGCGGTGAAGCTGCGCCCCTGATCTTCGCCAGCACTTGGCCGACCTTCGGCGGGAACCCCCTCGTATCCTCGGCAATCAGCGAATTCACTGCGCCCATCGCTTCGGCGGGGTCTTCCCCGCCCAGCATGTCCAACCAGAGGGAAACCAGCTCCTCGGCTTCCGAACGGGTCATCTTGGCATATGCCTGCGGATAAGCCTGCTTCAATCGCCCCAAAAGGCTAATTACGTCAGCTCTTTCCACGGTTCTTTTCCTCCTCCAGCATCTCGGCAAAGACATCGCCGTAGCCAAACGGCTTACTCTGCGGGGCTTTCCCGCCCTTATCCTGCTCTTTGGCAAGCCACGAGGTGATAAACCGCTTGATCCCCCCTCGTGTTTTACGCTTTGCCGGGTTTGCATCGCACCACCCCGCCATATTTCTAAGCTGCTGCAGAACGTCAACGTTCGGATAGAGCTGCGACCATTTGGCCCTGTCATTCTCCGACACGTCAAAGAAAGTCCCATCATTCAGCGGCAAAGAGATCACTGTGGGCGGCGCGGCAGCCGCTTGCGGCTTAGCGCAATAATCTTTCGGATTGGATTCTAGATTCGGATTGGATTCGGATTCGGATTGGATTAAGGCCGCAGATTGCGTCAACTCGCCGCAACTCGCCGCAGATTGCGGCAGATTGAGATTTTCCGGAGGTTCGGGATATTTTGGCTTGCAATCTCTGACACGTTGATGCTTGACCCACCCGGGGAACAAAAAGTAGGGCTTCCCGTCTACCGTATAGAGGGAAACGCAGCCTTTTGCCGCCAAAGCTTGGAGCGCAGCATCGATATCTTTGATGGATAGCCTTTCCCTGAACGGGAAAACTCGTCCTTTTATAATCGCGGGGCGGGCATCTCCGCGCCCCGCATCATCTACTTGCGTAATTAGTCCAACCCATAGCCGAAACTCGAAATCCGAAAGCGATGCTATTTTCTCGCTTGAGCATAAACTCTCTTTGATGATTCTATTCGGCATCTGCTCACCGCCTTAAAACGGCAGCTCGCCGTCGTCCTCGCTGACCTCTGCAAAGCCGCCTGCGGCGCTCTCTGTGGCGTATTGCGGTGCGGAAGTATCGTTACCCTCCGGGCGCCTGTTGTCTGCGAAATACACGCTGTCAGCCTGCACCTCGTAGCTCCTGCGCTTGTTGCCGTTCTTGTCCGTCCAGTCGCGCATCTGCAAGCGCCCCTCGACGCCGATCATGCGACCCTTATCGGCGTAGTTGCAGAGCACTTCTGCCGTGCCGCGCCATGCGACAACGTCGATCCAGTCTGTGCCGCCCTCTTTGCCGTTGCGATCAACGGCAAGAGGGAACGACACAACGGATACGCCGCTGTTCGTCTTTTTCAGCTCCAAGTCACGCCCGATGCGTCCAATCAGGCACACGCGGTTCATGCTCACTGTGCGTCACCGTCGCTTTCGGTGACCTCGCCGGTCGTCTCATCCACGGTGTAATTGGCGTCAATGGTTTCCTCTTCCTGCGCATCTGCGGCGATCACGTCGGCAAGCTGTTTGCCCGCGTCGCGCGTCTGGTAGTCGATGGACATAACGCCCCACTTACCAATCAGGATACGGTAGACAGTCTTGCGTGCCATAGCGTCCCAATCATCGCGCCAGCCCTTACCCTGATATTCACCTTTGCGGAATTTCTTTTCATGTGCGGTGATGGCCTTGACACTCATGTAAACTGTCTTTTCGGCCCCATTGATAAGACGGTAATACCCGACGTATCCGATGACAGGAAGTGCCTCGCGCGCGTCCTCGTCCTCGACAAAATCAATGTCAACCTCTTCGGTCAGGCGGTTATAACTCTTCAATTCGCCCTCACGCACGTCCACGACGTTGATGGTCTTGTATGCCCCCGTGCGAAGTGCAAGCTGGTGCATACCTTTCCAGCCGAGAATGAATGTCGCTTCCATCTTTTTTGAGCCAATATCCTTCTTGTAGTTCTTGAATGGCACAATGTAGGCATAGCCCAAACTCGGGTCGATGGGGAGATCAAACATCGCCGCTTTCAACGAGGACTGAATGACCGTCATCGGGGATTCATAAAAAGCCTGCTGCAAATTCTTGTCTGCATTGACCATCGAAACGATGGACGAAATAAACTGCGGTGAGCGCTTGCCAAGCAGCTCGTCAAAGCGCTTGCGCATGCCGTCGCGGTCAAGCAGAGCGTTCACCAACGCCGTGACGGATGCCTGTTTCTGCTGCGGCGCTTTCTGCGCGCCCTGCGCGTTCTGAATCAATCCTTCCTTCATCTCTCCTTGTCCTCCTTCACCGCAAATTTGCGGAAATTTGTCGTTTTGTAGTAACTGCTCAAGTCCATGTCTGGGTGATCCTTCGAAAACGCCCTCGCGTCGAACGTCTGGCGGCTCTGCGCCTTCCAGTCGACCGTGAATCGCCCGCAGTAGCCGCGCTCATTGTCACCAAGGTCGTTCATGAGCTGCTGCTTGATGGCGTCCGCGCCCTTCTCGATGGCTTTCTTGCGGCTCATCAAGTACTGGTACTGCTCGACAAGCCTCTCGCGCCCGAACAGCTCGACTTCACCGCCGCCGCCCTCGTAGATGCTTTCAAGCGCATCGGTCGTGCTCGCGTCACCGCCCATCGGTGGCGGGCTGCCGGCCTCGATGTAGTCGCTCCAGAAGTCCTCCGCGCAGCGCTTGACGGCCTCGATCTCTTCCGGGCTGACATATACGCTGCTCTCGCACCATTCCGGCGTGTCATCGGTGGGAGTTGTTGTGATCTGGTAGCAGTAAAAGCCCTTGCCCAGCACCAGTGCAGCGAGATACCACCGCGCCCAGCCGGTCACAGCAAGATACGTCACGCACTGCGCATAGTAGCTCTCGGGGAAATCCCCGCCCTCGTAGCGCTTGAGGCTCAGCGCGCTCGCAGTCTTGCACTCAAGACCCGCGTTAAGCCCGACCACCTTTCGGTCAATGTTTGCATGCAGGTGTGGGCAGTCATCGCGGCGCATCAGGTAGTTCATGCGGCGCACCGGCAGGCGGCTTGTTTCTTCAAAGCGGCTCGCAACATACTCTTCGAGGTCGCGCCCGACGCGCATTGCCTCGTTTTCCGGCTCTTCGCCGAGCCTGCCGGTCTTTTCCGCCCATACCGTATAAGGCGAACGGTAGCGGTTCAGCCCCAGCACAGCGCCCATGTCGCTGCCGCCGAGGCTCTTTCGACGCTCTTCAAGCCATTCTTCGCGGCTCATGCCGCGCGTCGATATCTTCTGCATCTTCATCTTTTCCCTCCATAATATTGTCTGTGCCGCAGTACGGGCACACCATTTGAGTTGTAATTGTCCAGTTTTCATCGTCCGGACTTTCGCGGTACGCATAAAGCGCAGGCTCTCGAAAATCCGCACCGCAAGCAAAGCAGTGCATCATTCCTCCGCCTCCAAATACACCATCGCGCTCTGCACGCCAAACACGCGCGCCGCCTGATGGTCGTTGAAAAACACGTCGATGTGGTTGCCGTTGACCCCGCCGCCGCAGTCCTCGGCGATATAGCTGTGCCGAGTGCCGTCCGGCCAGATGAGCAGGACGCGCGAGCCGTATGGGATAATCTTCGGGTCAACCGCGATCGTGCGTCCCTCGGTCGCCAGCGTGCCGGTGGCGGTGTAGCCGTTCGCCCACTTGCCGCAGCAGCAGCGTCCGGGGCAATAGGCCGTCAACGTAAATTTGCCGAGAAATACGTCGTTGCAGACCGCACTTTCCGTCGCGGGCTTGTCCCACGCGGGGTCATATCCCTCGATGACTGCCGAGGATCCCTCGGGACTTGCTTCGACCGCCTGCGCGCTGGTGGCGAGGATGGAGACCACGATCAAGATGACCGTCGCGCCCAGACACGCCGCCGCGAACAGCGCCGATTCATCGGCCTTGCGCTGCTCTCTCGTGCGCTTGTCGTGCCGTCTCACCGTCTGCACCCCCTGTCGAGGAACGGCAGCAGATCATACAGCACCTTGCACACCGCGCACGCGCCGATGACGGCTAGGCTCATCGTAAAGTCGCAGCCGTTGAGCGCGATCACCGCAGCGGCGATGCCGCCGAAAAATAACGTGTCGATCATTTCGTGCCTCCGATCAGCATGAGCTTTTCCGCGTCCGTAAATTGCAAAACTCGGTCAAGCTCCCAAATTTCATCTAACGTCCAGCGGGAACGCCCCGCCATTCTGTTACAAATTTGCGTTTCCGATAAGCCGATTTCCTCGCCCAGCTCCTTGCCGGTGCGAATCAACGCCCGTCCCATCGCGCCGCGCACGGCTCGTTCAAGGTCGTTTCGCCGTCGCGTTAACTGTTGTGGCTTTAGCATCTTGCCTTTTCCTTTCTCCCGTGCTACAATAAGCACGGACACAATATCTTGTGGTGAGATTTGTCCGGTGCCCTGTTCGGCCTGCTACGCTGAACAGGGCTTTTCTTATGCCCCGATTGCTTTTGTCTGCATCAAGCAATTCTTGACCTGCTGGTAATCCATGCCAACTTCCAGCAGAACCGAAATGCGGTTTTCCATCTTTGACACCGCCGCAAGCTCGTCCGAACTCATGTAATCGCTCGCCGTTGCAGACTTTTCCGCGCCGCGCTCCTTACGAAGCTGCCGCGCCGTTTTGCCGAGCGCCGCCATGTATGCGAGATCGGTGTACTGGTTATACTTGAACTGCTTATGTGGACTGTCCGGCAGCGCCTTGATAGCGTCCGTCATGCTGGTACGCAGTGACTTGCGCTCGGCCTTGATTGCCTTAATATTCATCAGCTCTTTGCGCATAGCGAAGAACTGGCGAACGAGTTCTTTCTTGAACTCAATGACGACCGGCGTATTTCGAAGAAACGTAAGCAAAAGCGTCGCCTGCTGCTCGCTCAGGTGGTAAACCTTAACTGTCTGCCCTGTTTTGCTTCCGCTCAAAGGTCGGATTTCAAATCCGACCTTACCAAACTCGCGGAGGTCTTTTTCATGGCGCTGAACTAACTTCTGCACCGTATCTCGCTTTACACCCGCGCACTCTGCAATGACTTCGGATGTCGTGAATGGCTCTTCGGTGTTCGGGGAAAGATAAACCAGATCGTTCATGTATCCTCCTTGTCCGGCTTTAACAGCTCGTCCACCGTGCAACCGTACAGCGCTGCGATTTCCGGCAATCTGCTTGCCCTCGGGGCCTGCTGGCCAGTTTCCCAGTAATACACGGCCACGTCGGAGATTTTCAGCGCGTCCGCTACCTGCTGGACGCTGAATCCAGCTTTATGACGAGCGCTTCGAAAACTCATCTTTTCACCTCCAAATACTAAGTTTTACTTGACAACTTAGCGAACCGTGATATTATAAGAAGTGCCAACAAACTAATAATTTCGACAGTCCGCTAAGTATCAAGGGGGCTTACTTTTTTATTACCCTATGCTTACATTATACTAAGCTCAGCTTAATATGTCAAGCTGAACTTTGCATTTTGTGCGACTTCGGCGGTTTGTACAAAGGGAGGCTTAATATTTTGGACGGTCCTACGCTTGTTGATATCGTCGAACGCGAGCTCGTTGCTCGACATATAAAAAAGGCGGAATTTTATGCCGCAACAAAAATATCAAGCGCAACATTTTCACAGTGGAGAAATAACATCTATTTCCCATCTGCTGCTAATATCAAAACTATTGAAGAATATTTGGGGATTTCAATTTCTTATTCTGTAGCCGATAAAGCCGCAAAAAAAGAACGCCCCACCGATGGTGAAGCGCTCATTTCTGAATTGCCCGAAGATATTCAAAAGCTCATCCGGATTTGCGAATCAAATCCTGACCTTGCTGCTGCTCTACTATCTGTTGCGCAGCAGATCGAAAAAGGTCAAGTTGCTGGGGAGTAAATTTCGAAATTGTAATAATCAATTCCTCTACCGTCGTCATCCTCTCTGCCCTCCGTTCGCTCTCATATGATAAAACAAGTGTTCTATCGCGGATTAGTATAGCACTAATTTTTAATTGATTCAATATAATTTAAAATATAAAATTAGGTGAATTTGATATGCCAATTACCGTATATTTTGAGCACGGCCGCGTTGTGGAGTTGTTTCCAGAACCAAATCAATCGTATTACGACGTGCGCGATAAGATCAACGCGGCAACTGATATAGTGTCTGATGGAATAAAATACGACTTGACCGATAAGCAATCAATTTATTCTATCGCCATTCCTGACTATACAAAATTCCGCGATGTACCGCGTTTCAAAGAGTTAGGCCCTACAGGGTATCTTGAATATGTGCTGAGAATGCACGCGGGGCTTTTGTGGAATGGCGGAGATTACCAGTTATCAATGGCCTGCCTTGAAAAATCCTGCCAGCTAATGACGTATTCTACGCTTGGCTGGGAACGGAAAGATTTTTATAGGGTCGTCAATTATTATATCGAGTTGGGTCGATTCAAAAAGGCGAAAGAGTGGAAAGACTGGATAGATGCACACACGGAATCGCCGGAAGACTATGCAAAAGACGCATTTGCAAGAACGCTTGAATCGTGTAGAAAACTTGGAACTGATTTAATAGAGGTTGGCGATTCAAGCGCGTGCTGTGAAATTTGCGCGAAGTACCGGAGACGGATATATAGCTTATCTGGCAAAAGTTGGAAATTTCCAAAGTTCCCAGATGATTTTCATTTTCAGTGCGGGCTTGGGATATTTGCTTATATTGACGGTGTTTCTGAGCCATCTTTCAAGTGCATAAGTCCATCTTTATATAGTAAACGACCGTTTCGCGATGATCGAACCGAAGAAGAAAAGGAAAATTATAGGCTTTGGTTAGAACGTGTTGAAAAGTCTTACAATCCGATCAATGAGCCAAATTTAAATCATATTATTTATTATTGGTTCAAGCCTAAATTCCCAGATGACTTCCCAAAATCTCTTTCTGGCTTTTCTCGCATGCGAAATGGTAACACAGCAAATTATCAAAAGCTGGCACAAAAGATTGAGGATGCGGGGTATACCATCCCTAAATCATTAGATGAGGTCGCAGAATGGGAAGAGCGGGAGAATTGAAAAGTTGCAAGGCGGTATAGCTTAGATTGGCCCCGCCGCCCTCTGCAACAAACGGCGGGGCCTTTTTGCAGCCAGCGGGGAGCGGTCGCCGCTGCTTGCTTTGACCATACTCCGCTTTACCTGACTACTTCAATACCAAGACTTTGCAATAAGACAGCGCTCGACGCGGTTCGACAAGCCCTCATCTTGCAACTTCGCGGCGCGAAAATCGGAGAAATTAAGGTGGCATAAATGAACATTCAAGAAGTGTGCAGAATCCGTAAAGAAGAATTGAAACTGACTTATCAAGACATTTCCGACGCTTCCGGCGTGCCGCTGTCCACCGTCCAGAACTATTTTTCTAAATTGTCGAAAGCTCCATCTTTTTATACCGTTGTTGCAATCTGTAAAGCTCTCGGCGTTTCGATCGATAAGACGTGTGAAATCATAGAACACTTGACGCCGACTGAGGAAACTTTACAAGCGCGGAATGATGAGCTGGAACGCCATGTTGATGCGAAAGCGGACATGATCGAGATCATGCGGCGTGGAGTGCGTATCCGAAACGGCGTGATCGCTATAATGTTTGTCATCATCGTCCTGCTGGCCGCGTGGTGCTTGTACATTGATTGGAGGGGGATTTGATGAAAATACCAAAAGCAAAACTACTACCGTCAGGCAACTGGAATGTCAGCGTCATGGTAGACGGAAAGCGTGTGTCCGTCACAGCTCCTACCAAGCGGCAAGCGGAGAATGAAGCCGCCGCATTGAAGTCCGGCGCAAAGTCTGCCTCTCGTGCGTCTGAGCGAACGGTCGGCGACGCTATTGACCGATATATCGATAGCAAGGACGCGATACTTTCCCCCTCCACCGTCAACGGGTACAGAAAACTCCGCAAGGTGGTTTTCCCGGAGCTGATGAGCGTTAAGTGCTCCTCGTTGACGCAGGATCGCGTGCAGCGTGCCGTGAATAAGATGGCGCGGGAAAAGTCCCCTAAGTATGTCCGCAACGCTTACGGCCTGTTTACTGCGGCAATGGCAGAGGAATGCCCCGATAAGGTGTTCCGCGTATCACTCCCTCAGAAGGAAGCGCCTAAAATCAAAATCCCTACCATGGACGAGATCAGAATTCTACACGAAGACTGCAAGGGCACAGCATTTGAATTGACTTTTCTTCTGGCTGTCTGGCTCGGCCTCCGTACATCGGAGATTAGAGGTCTGACATGGGATTGCATTGACGGCGATATTCTAACAATCAAGCAGGCAGTGGTAGACGGTGAGGACGGCCCGCATCTCAAGCAGCCAAAAACATATAGCGGCAACAGAAAACTAAAAGTGCCGCTGTATATTATGGGGCTGTTTAACGCAACACCGCACACAGATGAGTATATTGTCCATGCAACCAGAAATGTCCTGTATAAGCATCTGCAACGCGCGTGTGTCCGCTGCGGAGTTCAGCCGTTCCGCTTCCACGACCTCCGCCATGTAAATGCGTCGGTCATGCTCAGGCTCAATGTTCCCGATAAATACGCAATGGAGCGCATGGGGCACTCTACAAACAATATGCTTAAAAACGTATATCAGCACACCATGGATGATAAAGCCGTAGCAGTGGCAGATGCCGTTGACGGCTTTTTTGAATCCGAATTTCATCTGTAATTTCATCTGCAATTCATCTGCAAAAACGCTGTTTTAACGAAAGATACCTTGCAAATATCGCAAGTAATACGTAAACAGGTGAGCCAGAAAACCCTTGCAAATACAAGAAAAACCCCGCAGCCGTTGAGACTGCGAGGTTTTTTCATTGGTGGAGGCGGCGGGAGTCGAACCCGCAACCGAAACAGCAAAAGCATTGATATTGCAAGGTTTTTTGTAACTCATCTGCAATTCCATCTGCAATTTACTTTTCCAGTTTCCGCATAACGCTATTATAGACGCGCTCGTTTACAATTTTCAAACTGTCCATCAGCTCGTCCATGATCTCCCACGCCTTGTCCTGCGGGACGTCTGCCACAGCCCGCAGAAAATCGCTGTCGCCGTATGTTTCGACGTTGACCGGCGCGGGCGCTGCGGAGTATGCCATCGGCAAAGCCCTCTCTCTGCTGCCGCTTTGCTGATCACGGATGGCATACAGCACGGCAAGGCGCTCATAGTTTGTCCAGTTTGATTCCTCCGTTTCAAGGCGAGCTATCCAGCGCTTGACCTCATTCTCGTCGACCATAGGGGTGCACCCCCCTTAGCCCTCAATCGTGTCCATGCAACGCTGGATGGCTCTGCGGATGCTGTCATCGTCGGCGTTGTCCAGCATTTCCTGCAACTGGCGTTTCATATTGTCGATGCCGCCGTCGCGGGAATAGTGGCCGCGCACATAATGCGTGCCACGTCTCGCGTTGGACATATCACGGTCATAAGCGCCGCGCATACCCGACTGCCAGTCTCCGTCGCGGGAATAGCGGCGAGAATAGTCTTCATCACGGGAATAGCCATCGTCCTCCAACATCTCGATCTTATCGATGTTCTTGATGGTGTCGGTCAGCTTGTTCGCGATCTCAAGGTCGCCCGCGCCAAGCTCGCCCTTACGGGCCAGCTCGTCGAGTTCGTCGCACAGCATATTACGCAGATCATACATTGCTTTCTTGCTCATGTCCATTCTCCTTTCACGCGATTCTCTCAACCGTCAGGTTCGAGTTGGCG